TAATGTGGGGCGGGCGCGGTTGCCCGCCTCAATCTCTAGGTAAAAGGAACCTTAACAATGCAAAGCACGATCAAAACCGAACTGACCACATCCGAAGCCGCAGATGTTTTCGCTGTTACCGAACATGAAATCCGGGTGCTGCGTCATCATCTCGATGCGATCCAGAACCAGATCAGGGGCCTTGAGTCGTTCATGGATTCAATGGGCTTCACTAGCTACATCGGCAGCAATTCGCCGCGTTCGATCAAGGTTGCCGAATATAAGGTGAAGATCGAAGACTGAGGAATCCGCCTGCCGGTGGGGCGGTAATACCCCGGCTTCCTCCCTTACCTTGACCCCCGTCCTTTGTGGCGGGGGTTCTTTTTTGTGGCCTGCCGGGTTTATTGCTGGGCGGGCTTTGTTATTGCTGGGGAAACTGGCGGCTGATGGTTGCGGGGATTGCTGCGCTTTTTGGCCTCGGCGGTCTACTTACAGGTTAATCGGGGTGACAAATGACAAGACGCGCACGCGCATGGGCGGGTTGCGGTGCAGGTTGCCGGGGTTTTGGTATGGTTGCCGGGGCCGGTTTGGGGCGGGTTCTGGAAATCCGGGGTTCTCGCCGAGAGGTTTATAAAAAAATCCTAGGCGCGCCCGTACGCGAGGGCCAGTGGGGGACCCCCGCATTTGCTATGCAATCTCGATATCATTTTTGTATTTTTAGGTTACCTGTATGGACTTCCCGGCAACCTGTTAGGGACCAAAAAGGCTCCCAGCGGGGGGAGCCGCGAACCTGTAAGGGGGGATTGGGGGGATATGGGGTGTATCCCCGGCGGGCTTAACGCCAGTGTACAGTCAGATTTCGCATTTGTCAACCTTTTTCTTGCTTTTTCATCACTTTTGGGTTGACAGGACAGGTAACTAGCCCTAAACTAATGGGTTGCAAGGAGAATTTTACCCATGTTCGAAGCAATGTTACTGGTTTGTGCCCTAGCAACCCCCGACAAGTGTGTCAGATTCGACGATGTACGGGGTCCCTACGAAACATATGAGCAATGTAAGGAGCGTTCGTACGAAATGGCGGAGGGTGTAGCACAAATGTTCCCTGTTCCGGCCACCTACAGCTTCAAATGTATAGAAAGAGAGTTCACGTGAACCTGTTACCCCAGCAAAACAACCGTAAACCCGCCCTCACAGAGAAACAGGAAGCCTTTTTGGACGCTCTGTTCGACAACGGCGGCAACATACGGGCTGCAGCGGAGGTTGCTGGCTATGCAGAAGGCTCTATCAAGTGGCTCAAGGACCGCTTGGCCGACGAAATCATCGACCGGACAAAAACCGTGTTGGCGGGACAGTCCCTCAAGGCCGCAAACAAGCTGGTGAGCCTCGTGGATGCCCCAGATATTGAGCGCGGTGACGATCTGCGGATGAAAGCAGCCGAATCTGTCCTGAACCGTGTAGGTCTTGGCAGACAAGAGACCCTGAACCACAACGTACAGGCGGTTCATGGCGTTGTCCTGCTGCCACCCAAGAAAGAAGTAGTCATAGATGGCTAGTAAGCCACGTAAACGCGTCCTAGTCCCACCTGACCCGGCGACTGTGGACAAGCCGCGAACTCGCGGCAGACCCAAGAAAGACCCGAACCAGCCCAAGGCTGAGTACAAGCTCAGTGACAGGGAGCGGGCACGACGTTCCGTCCAGATGCGTCTTCGTAATGCGAAGAAGTCGGCAGCTACCCAGCAACAGAAAGCCGAATACAAGAAAAAGAAAGTAAAAAAGCTGACACAGTCAGCAGACAAGATAGAGAAGGCACTACAGGGTGAAAAAACTAGAGTCGTTGATCAAGGGGATTTGGAACACCTACCAAGCGCAGTGGGAGACCTTGTTGATGGTAGCCCAGTTATCTTTCAGCCAAATCCGGGACCTCAAGAAGAATTTCTTAGCGCGTCTGAGCAAGACGTACTCTACGGCGGTGCTGCCGGTGGTGGAAAAAGTTTTGCACTTCTTGCTGATCCGCTACGTTATTGTCACAATCCTAATCATCGTGGTCTTCTTCTCCGTCGTACACTCGACGAACTAACAGAACTTATCGACAAGTCGAAACAACTATATCCGAAGGCATTTCCGGGAGCTACCTTCCGTGAGTCGAAGTCTACATGGGTTTTCCCCTCTGGTGCAACCATGTGGTTCACCTATCTTGACAGAGATAAGGACGTAACCCGCTTTCAGGGACAGGCATTCAACTGGATCGGCATAGATGAAATTACTCAGTATCCTTCGTCCTATGTCTGGGATTACCTGCGTTCTCGCCTTCGTTCTACTGATCCTGAACTCCAGCAACAGTTGTGCATGCGCTGCACAGCCAACCCCGGAGGAGTGGGTGGTTGGTGGGTCAAGAAGATGTACATTGATCACCGCGAACCAAACAAGCCTTTTGGTGCCTACGATATAGAAACTGGAAAGACGTTTGTGTGGCCTGACGGTCACAAAAAAGCAGGTCAGCCGCTGTTCTACCGCAAGTTTGTTCCTGCGCGGCTGACTGATAATCCCTACCTGATGGCAGACGGCCAGTACGAGGCCATGCTCAGGTCGCTCCCGGATGTCGAGCGTAGACGACTCCTAGAAGGGGATTGGGACGTGGCGGAGGGAGCGGCCTTCCCCGAGTTTTCGAGGTCTAGACATGTGGTCGAACATTTTGAACTTCCAACCAACTGGCCCCGTATTCGTGCGGCGGACTACGGCTACGCAAGTCCTTCGTGCGTTCTGTGGGGGGCTATTGACTGGGATAATAATATCTGGGTTTATCGCGAACTATATGCTAAACACTTGACAGCCGAGCAACTCGCTGATAAAATACTAGAAGCAGAAGAGTTAGACCCACTACCACACTACAACGTCCTAGACTCTTCTTGCTGGAATAAGACAGGCTTCGGTCCGTCCATTGCAGAGACAATGATGCGGGCTGGTGTTAGGTGGACTCCTTCGGACCGCAACCGTCTACAAGGAAAAATGGAAGTTCACAGGCGGCTTGCTGATGACCCCTACACCAACGAACCTCGTCTACGAATATTCTCTACGTGCAAGCATATCATAGCACAACTATCGGGCATACCTCTCTCCAAAACCAACAGTGAAGATGTAGACACGAAGGCAGAGGATCATGCGTACGATGCGTTGCGCTATATGCTTATGACGCGCACGTCGGGATATCATTCTATACACAAAACACTTCAGGGCATCAAGGATCAGGCGTTTAGGCCGATGGATGCTACGTTTGGATACTGATGGCAGAAGTTGACTACAAAACTAAAATAGCCAGCGGCACGATAACTGTTCGTGAAGCCATAGATGCTGTCTTGGATAAAAAACTAACAGACAGCATGAGAAAAGACATTACAAGTCTGATCAACGGTCTGACGGAAGAGGGCATCGATATGGATGCCCCCTACTTTCAAGTTTACGATACAAAAGAATTTGCACACGCTCTTGAATTTAGCACCAGTAAGTCTGGTGTGCATCGCTACAAAGAATTTAACAGCTTTGAAACACAGTTCAACGGTCTGGTAAAAAACAGTGGCCGCAATGAACCGTACAAGCGTCTCGGTGATTTTCAAGGCACTAAAGGCATTGCAAATGAACAGTACGGCCTGTTCGCAAAACAGTTACGCGCAGCCGACCCCATGCGGGGAACCATAGAGTCCAAAGAATTAGATAAGTTATATAACGATGCTCTTATATCTCCTGTTGCAACGGAGGTGGATACTAAGAGAGGCATCGACAAACCTGTTATTTTAGATCAAGAGACCGTGGACTATCTTCTTTATGAGAAGTACACAGGCCAGAGGGCTGAAAGTAACATTGGCACACGAGGCGGTGTTGACTACGGACTGAAGATTGCTGACTTTAACATCATTGGTGAGGGAGACGATATTGTTGTCGAAGCTCGTGCCCGCACGGTGGGTAACAAGACTCGTCCAGAGGCAACATATCGCGGTGAGTTCGCCGCCTTTCTAGCAGATAAAATTCGTCGTGCAAAAGAAGCAGCAGGCCCTGACGCGGACTACGAAAAGATTAACCTGTTCCAAACAACCCCCGGCAAAGTCACAGCGATGTGGGACAACCGCATTCGTCCCCTGTTGGAAAAAAGATTCA